TGGGCGTGATGTTTACCTTGCGGTAAATGCCTTTTTCGATTCCCTCTACAATCTTGTGGATTGAGACGTATTTCTCAATAGCCACGCCCATACAGTCATTTACAGAAACACCATTCGGGTCGAACAAAAAGTTCTTTGGATTGACAGGAGAAATCTTGACCGCAATCCTGTCTCTCTGCATTACACCAATTGCCGCCTGACCCTGCATATTAGGGATAGCTTGAGTAGAAGGTACATACTCTGTCTCGGTCATTACGACAATCTCGCCAATGCCTGTACCATAGATTTCAGCCATCAATTCGATCTGGTCGATAGCTTTACGAATCTTGTCTTTCTTGAAGTCTTCCATCAGTTGAGCCTTAATCAACTCAACGTCTATAGGGTTCCCACCTATATCTTGGATATTGTCTTCAATGTCGAAGAAGTCGCCTTGACCAAAGATAGCTTCCATGATCTCTGCATGGCGAGTCTCAACAGCTTGTTGTGTGGCAGGGGTAACAATACGGCTACGCTCAGATTCACGGGTCTTGTCTTCAGAAGCCCATTGACCACGGAAGATGCGCTCATACTCTAGGTAATCAGGCAAGAAGTTTGTATCTCGCCAATCTCTCCACTTGTCGCAGTGGCTAGTAATAAAATCGGTCAACTCTTTATCAGCCTCAGTAGGCTCATAAAATTCGCTTTGTTCTAGTTTGTCAGTTGCCATTTAGAATCCTGAAATTATGTCTAGCGGTTCCCACTCATCTTCATCATCATCTTGGAAATATGAGGTAACAGCCAGTTGGTCAATGTAGGAAAGAGCATCAGGCAAATCGTCATGTACACCATTTGCAGGAAACATAAGCAACTGATCTTGGAACTCTGTCCAATCTTCCTCAGAGTTCAGCACAATACGCCCATGCTCAAACCTTCCTTGGAGACTCCAGATAATCCTGTCAGTCTTTTTCCTGTTGCCATGCGTTAAGTCAACTATGTGGGAATATACATTATTTTTCCGCATTAAGTCTGACAAATACGGCAAAACAGCGTTTTTTAACGCACCTCTCTCAATTCCAACACTCAAAGGGCGGTATTCCCGTATCTTCAACAGTATTGTTGCAGCAGTCTCCCGTATGTCCCACCGCCCATAAGCAATCTCTTTGACAAACCATTTGCCCTCATCAGTCACCTTGACAACAGCAATGGCAGTCTGGTCAAGACGCTTCTTGGAATTTGCCGCCTGTTTAGCAACTTCCTCAAAGCCAGCTAAGTCAACAGCTACAAAGTAAGAGCCGTGTTCAGGCTCTACCCCGTACTTAATCCATTCTTCCTTGAATACATCTGAGCCAGCATTGGAAAAGGATGCCATATACTCTTGCTTAAAGGCGAAACTTGATAGGGTCTTCTTCGCACTCTCAATCTCGCTAGGGTCAATAAGCGGGTTGTCCTGAGTCGTAAAATGCCACGATTTCCAATCAGGGTCAGTACCTTCCTGACCTAAGTTGTACAAATCATAGAACCAATTTCTTCCACGGGGTGTGCCTATCATCATGGCTCTGCCCTTTTTGTCTGACAAACTTGCTCTCACCACCTGTTCCCAAGTCTCAGGCTTAATGTCAGCTACCTCATCCAAGACTGCATAGGTCAATGAGACTCCCCGCAATGTTTCGGGTCTGTCGCTTCCCCTAACATATATCTTTGCGCCATTAACCAAGGTCACTTCCATGTTGTTGACATGGCTGCTCTGAATAATCTCCCTGCCTACGTCAAGAAGTACATCCCACACAATCTGCCTAGCCTGTCCCTGAGTTGGGGCTACATAAAGAACTGCAGACCCTGCAGGGCAACTCAACCCCTCTATTAATAGAGTCGTTACCGCTAACCTTGACTTACCGCATCGCCGACCCGCCACCACAACCTTGAACCTCGTCTTATCGGCATAGACCTCCTGCTGCCAAGGCAGTAGCGCAAAGTTAAGGTCAGCCATCTTTAGCCTCTATGTCTTCAATGTCCTTGGGTTCTTCTTGGTCTATTGTCGTTGTGGCTACTGTGGGTGCGCCTATGCCAGTGATGTTGATGGTGATTGCACTCCTCTGGCTCTTATCCTTCTCAAACATGGAGACAGGCAAGGTGCGGTCAACACACATCTTGATAGCTGCCATTTGAGCAGGATGGTTGTCGTTCAACGCTATTGATATCATCTTCTCAACAACATCCTTACCACTCGACCTGATAAGCATATCCTTCAGGTCTTTGATTCTTTGGTTGTCGGTTTTGGGTAACGCTAAGTCAGGATTCCTTGCGTACTCCTGTATCTGACGCTTTAATCCGAATACGCCCTTGGGTCTGCCAGCCTTCTTCTTCTCAGTTGTCGGTTGGTCTACCTCGTCTTGGATGCTGTCCATTTGCTCTATCTTCACGATTGTCCTTGGGGAGTTGTGGGCGTGATAGGTGGGGACTATAGCAAATTAGGGTTCAATATGCTAGAGTTATCAGCGTTGGCGCATAGTACCCGAATGATTTCCGCAATGGTTATCTAATTACTAATTCGGAACTCCCTGCGCCAACACCTATTTTTTTTTCAATTGGGAACTGGTGGGTTGGCTTTTTTTTCCAATTTGCCTTCTTGAGTACAGAGGAGGCTCCTACAACTATCACGACCAGCGACCACCCCCTCCCCCCCATCAAAATGATAAGAGAGTTATCCACAGGTAGCTGTGGATTCTGTGGATAACTACTGCAAGTTGTTGATTCTATTGGACATTTACAAAACGCTTACAGATTACTTACAAAATCGGTTTAACACGATGTCCATTATGTTAACCCAGAATATCTGAAAGTGTTACACGCATTTGCAAACTGTTACTGGAAATGTAACCAAACTGGCAGATTGTGGACAACTTGCCATCCGATCTGTGGATAACCTGTGGATAACTTTTATATTTCGCATTCTGAAAAGTATTTTCTGGGCGGTGCTGGAGGGGGAGAGGGGCGGGTGGTGCATTATTGGGGTACATTGTCATCGCAATGCGGTTTGGATTACATTGTTATTGTCAGTGCAAATGATAGCGATTTCTCATTATCAAATTAGTTACCAAAGCCACGCTAAAGATCATCATGGCAATACCGCTAGGATGCCTTAAAACAAGGCTTAAAGCCATTTTACTGGCTATCCTTATCTACCCCTAAGAAATCCCTAAGATTGGCTTTAGGGCGGTATCCTAGTTCCCACAAGATTGCGTAGCAATCCAAGACATTCTTAAAACCATTGCTGATGTTGCCCTTGCCAGCACAAAGCAAGATTGTCCTGTCGGCATCAGTCAACTTGCGCCTGAACTGGACTGTCGTTGTAGTCGGCGGTCTAGCCATAATCAGATTGGCTTGTACTTAGGCACATAAGGCTCACCAGAGAAGATCGCATCCAAGTCTTCTTCCATGTCATCAAAGCCTGAACCCTGACCAAATCCCTCTTTGGGCGTGAACTTGGTAATCCTCGCAGTTGGGAACAGTGCCTTCGCTCTAATGATGGTCTGCACCTCAGGCTCTTGCAGGAATACCTCAATCTCTTGCAATGTCCAAATGTTCCCGTTGTTTATATCTTTGCGATGCTTCTGCAATTCAACAGCTTCGATCTCTGTCCTGACCACCACCATCACAACTCCCTTGACTGACTTCCATTCAAGGAACTGGATGGGCGGGTTGGGTTCAATCTCATTTTCCAAAGCCCAAGTCTCCAACGCATCGAAACCCTTGCACATCCCGTTAACTGCTTTATGCAGCTTGTCGATGTCACCCAAGTCCAGAGCATCCCAAACTCTACCCATCTGAACCCAAAACTTAGCCCTAAACTCAATGTCAACTAAAGTAATCAATCTATCAACACCCCATTTCTCGTAGTGTTGACCCTTTTTACGCTCAAGTTCGACCAGCACCGCATTAGACTGAATCTCCCACTGCGTTGCCTGACGCTTCGGCACTTGAACATCTGGAACATCTTTCCTTGACCTTGATCTAACCATTTTTAAAACTCCTTAACCAAAAGACAAAGAGACAAACCGACAGGAGACAAACCCCTTGTATATATACAAGGGGTGGTTTGTCCCCTCTTCCTCGCAGAGACATTTGGGACATTTGTCCCCATTTGTCTCGTTTGTCACTGGATAAATATACAGCATCTAAATCTCTGAAGTAGGCTTTAACCAAACCCAACCAGAGCCAATTACAACCTTATTAACGGCTACAAGTCTCTCCCTTGCCCTTAGCCAAGCCTTCTTAAAGGCTGCCTTATCATCCTCTGTACATCCTTTCATGCTCCAAAATTCATCCTTCCAATCATCCAAACTCACGCCATATCTACTAGTACCATCTACTACACGATATGAGCCTTTAGCCTTAATCGCTTTGTAGAGAGAATCCATCTCAATCTTCTGATTCCCACCGCTACCAGCATTGTTTTTAGACCCTTTAGGGTTGCTACCAGCTATGTCTTGGTTCTGCCTAACGGCTAATGAAGTGGTGATTTCAAAGCCTAAAGACGATATTCCAATCTCCACTAGTACGACCTCAATGCCCACAACGATAGAATCCGCACCATCCTTTTGCTTAGATACAGTCAGGATTGCATTGCCAATAACTGACGGGTCTGCTGAGTTGATAACGCTATCTTGTCTGGTTATTTCGAGTTCAGTATCCACCGCACCAAGCAGGGAACTATGACCTCTGAGTCCCTTTATGTGCTTTCCCGAGTGGTGAATGACCATCAAGGCGCAGTTGTAGAGTTGCTGTAGCTTGCCTGTTTGGGCGATAAAGCCACCCATGTCCTCTGATGAGTTCTCATTAAAGTTACCGCCTGACATACGCATCAGGGTATCCAAGATGATGATTTCAAGGGGTTCATCTATTTGCGCCACTAACTCATTAATGGCAGCTACCAGTGCATTAAAGTCTTCTTGGCTTGACCTGATGTTGATTTGCGCCCTTATGACATACATATTTGCGCCATCTGGTGAGTTATTCTGTATTTTGCAAGCCTTCACCCTAGCGCCCATACCGCCATGACCCTCACCAGATATAAACAATACAGCCCCTTTCTTGGGTATCTTGTAGCCCATCCAATCCCTGCCAGTAGCTATCGCCTCTGCCAAGTCCAAGGCAATAAATGACTTCCAACTGGCAGGGGGTGCAAACAGGGCAACAAAACTACGCTTTGGGATGATGGACTCTATGAGCCACTCAACGGGTTCATCCTTTATGGAGTCCCAAGACTCGACAAGGAACTTAGATTTAGGGGCTGGCTCAGCTTCTTGTAGAGTTTCAGGTACATAAAGGCTCAACCTTTGTGGAGTCCAGACCTCTTCACTTGACTTAACGATAGGACAGGCTTTGGCTATTTGCGCCAGCAAGGTGCGGGAGCCATCGTATCTGTTGACCCACTCGTAAGCATCCTCTTTAGGGTTTGAGAGGTTCAAGTCCAAGACTCTAACGCTTTTTGCAAAGGGTATGAGTGCCTCTGTAACCTTTGAGGCGTAGTGCCAACCTACCAAGTCATTGTCAGGCACGATTACCACATTAGCATCTTTAAAGTATTGGTTGAGTTCATCATTCCAACCACCAGCACCAGCGTGAGAAGTTGTAGCTACCACGCCCAAGCTGCCAAGGGCATCTGCCGCTTTCTCACCTTCTGTTATGTAGACAACCCTACCAGCGGCTGTTGCCTGTCGCAGTTCGGGCAGCTTGTAGGGTACGAGTCTGCAATCTCCTAACTTGCCTACTCTTGTGCCATCAGGCATGACTCTCAAGGTCTTATAGGTCTTGCCTTTAGAGTCAAAGGTCTTGAATCTTTGCTTAATGAATAGGCTTGTGCCTTCTTCATCTGTGTAATGCCATTCATGCTCTAGCACAGGCGTAGAGATGAGAGGTATGGGTTTCATGGGTTTGATACTGTCAAGGTAGTCTGGTCTGTCAGGTAATGCTGGCAAGAGTCCCATGTCTTTGATGGTTGAGAAGACAGTATGCTGGTCACAGCCGCCATGACACTTAAACAGGGGGTTGCCATCATCCGACATTGAGATAGACAGGCTTGGATGCTTGTCGCCGTTACCTTGACCATGAGAGGGTACAGGGCATGATGCTAGGTAACCATTGCCTACCTTCTTTGCGTTACCGAGGGTAGTGGCTATTTCTTGTGCTGACATTTGGCATCTTTATTTTAAAGGGACAAAAAAACCAGAGTTCTCCCCCGAAAACTCTGGTGCTGTTGAGTGCTAGGGATTAGCTAAACATCTCGTCATCTTCCAATGATGGTGCTGGCTTTGATGGTGCTGGCTTGGCAACTGGTGTGGGTGCGGGTTTAGCAACTGGTGCTGGCGCAGAGAACTCAGGTTCTGCTTGCGCCACACCTTCTTGCATAGCCGCTGGTCTAGCTACCCAACCTGTCACTTTGAACTCAGGTACACGGGTTGAGCCTTTACCCACCTTTTCGGCTCGTGAACCTGTGTACTCGACCACAGGTAACTTACCCGCATTAGCGCCAGCTTGCGCTTGCACTCGGTTGAACAGGGATTCGATGCCCATGTTGGCTCCTGCGCCGTTAGCACTGAACTCAGCAATACCCATAGTCTTGTTGTAGAAAGTAGCTTTAAAGCCACGCTTATGTTCGGGTGATGGTTGCGCTGATTTACGACCAAGTGACTCATCAGCAATAAATTCAAATACACCAATTGCAATCAGCATCCATCCAGTTTGCAAGTTCTCGTAGTCAAAGACAAATTTCTCTAAGACAAATTCACCATCTTGGTTTGACCAAGCGTTAGCTTGTGGGGAGAAGCGGATGTAGTTGCCAGAGCCGCCAGAGTTTGAGAGGTTTAAGTTCATAAAGTTTCCTGTTTAAAGTTAAAGTTAAAGTGGCTGATGCCACAGGGTTGGGGGATTCGGGGTAGTGATTATTGAGTCAAACCTTTATCTCGTGCAAGCGTTAATCCGCTGGATATGCGGGAAGTTAACGCTTCGAGGTTCGGCTTTTGGTCTTTTGTTAGCAGTTTCTCAGCTTGTGCAGGGGTGATGAGTTCGGTCTTCGTTACTTGATCTTCGTCAAGTCCCAAGGCTAAGAGTCCTTTCTTAGCGTCAGATTCATCAGTCCACGACCTCAACGCTCGTTTAGGCTGCAGTTGCCAACCATCAATTACTGAGCCTGATTCCATGCGTTTGAGGGCATGATCTCTCACCGCCTTGATGTAGCCCTCAACCATGTCAAACTTAGTCAGCAAGACGCTGATCTGTTGCTCTGAAAGCATCTCTACAGGTGGTGCAGTAGCTACGACTTCAGCAAGGTTCGTCTGTGCAGGGCATATTGTTCTAGCGTTGCAGTATTGGCAAGCTGAGTCTGATGGCACTGGTTGAAACAGTGGGTTCAGTGCATTCTCAATTGCGGGAATGAGAACGTAGTGTTCCCAATCTACAAGTTCTTGCGTTGTCATTGAGTGCTTTCTGACTTCACCATGATGAGGCTGGATAATCCAAAGTTCTATAGTGTCTATGTCTTGATAGAGTTGTTTAGCTTCTAATGCTGCCAATGCGTAGAGTTTTAATTGTTCACTATCAGCATCGACAAAACCCCTTCCTGTTTTCAAGTCTGCAATGATGAGTTTGCGCCATGATCGGCAAATGCCAATGAAATCAGCAGTGCCACCAACCTTGACATCAGGGGTATCTTGGTAAGGTAAGAATTCTTCTACAAGACCTACACAATGCCATTCATGCTCGTTGTATATATTAAAAATAGCGTCAAGATATTGTTTAGCAAAGTCACAATTCTCCTCTGTCAATATGATGCCCTCAATGGCTTTACCGACAAAGGTCATGGGGTCTGATTCATCTTTATGGCAAATCTCAGCCAAGGCATGAATGGCAGTCCCGATCTTCGCCGCCTCGCCACCTTCCACATATGGCATGAGTGCTGAAAGTCTGGCAGAGGCGGGGCAGGCAATCCATCGGGATGCTGATGATGCTCTAAGGCTTAATTGTTTGATTGCCATGATGCTCTTTCGATGTGGTGGTTTTCAATGAGTAGTTGATAGGCTATTTGCCTTGTTTCATTTGAGACTGCATGACCCAAGTCTTCGGGGTCTAGAAGACGCTTGATGAAGACTACAGTCTGTTGGTTTTGCCTACGCTCTTGCTCAAGCTGTGAGCCTAGCCAGACGATATGCTGACGCAATGTCTGCCGTTCTTTGTCATCCATGTCTTAGCCCCCAAGCTGCTATTAATGCTGCATCAGCACGACCATCATCTTTAACTCTTTTAAACAATGTAGATTGCCAAGGGAACACTTCCATTGCCCTTGCCCTTGCACCATCCTTGCCCCCTGAGACTCCCATAGCCTTCTGCCAAGCCTGTGGGGTCACCAAGGTAGTCTTAATGAGCCTAGCGGCTAGAACACCCTCTATAGCCCCAAGGCTGCGCCCAAAGCTAAAGACGCTTGTTACGCCCTGCCCACTCATTGCAAAGACCCGTTCTACAAATGCCTCTTCAGGCTTAAATGTCTCAATGATTTCCACCAATTCAGGGATGCTAATCTGCCTCTTGGTTTTGCCATTGCGGTCTAGGGACACTGTGGGCATATCGACTACACCCATCAACGACTCGCCGTTAAGCATTGCAATAGCCCCGTTGAGTCCTACATCAATGCCAATGATGCGTTTGGGGGAAAAGACTGTTGAGATAACTGTCATTCTGCACCCCCACTTAAAGCCTTCAGACGCAACTGAATTAGGGAATCTACCGATTCTTCTAGCCGTTGTATTGAAGTCACGAGTGGTATTGTTCTACCAGTGGCGTAGCGGGATACCTGAGAGGGGTCAAAGCCAGCATGACGGGCAACATCAGTGATGGTGAAGCCAGCAGATTCAGCTTTTTCCTTAATGGATTCAATGGTTTGCATAGTTGGAGTGTTCATGGATAAGGATTCTAGGGAACATTGGATTAATAAGTCAAGTCCTATCTGATTAAATACCCTAGTGGAGTGTGTGGGATTAAATAGGTGGGGGTTGACTTAGTAGTCCAACTCTATATGATTGGCAACATCAACAACCACTAGGAGAAACGAAATGAAAAAAGCAATTTGTGTAAGCAGCGTTCCTGCAGTTCTTTCGCCGTATAAGCAAGAAATTCAAATTGGTCAGGTGATTGAGTACAAAAAAGAAATATTTCGTAATGGTGAGCATCACTTTGTTTTAGCCGATAAAAATGTAGTTCCATCAATTTTCTTCGATTCTTTATCTCAAACTAAATAAAAGGAGACATTTAAATGAACCACACACAACACCCCTACATGGAGCAAGCAAGGCGATTAGACCGCCGCTCTGATTCTGCCCCCGACATTCTCACCGCCATTGCTATCGGCATTGGCTTTGCAGTCCTTCTAGCTTCATGGTGGTTATCTTGACCGACCTTCAAGACTTCTGCCAAGAGCATCGCACGATGGATGAGTTGGTAGAGGCTGGCTACAAGGCTACAAGCGTCTACAACGCTGTTAAGCGTAAAGAGTTGACCAATACCAAGGCTACAGACGATTGGGGTCGCAAGCTGCATGGCAAGGGTCTGTTCCTGTCCACTGTCACAGTTGAGCCTATGAACTTCACCGCCCTGCAATCCGCATGGCATACCCCACAACCACAAGGAGAAACAGCATGACTATAGAGACAGAGATTGCAGAACTCGCACACAAGTTTGTGCCAGCTTGCTACGCTGGCGGCATTCTTTCAAGGTCTGACATGAAAGAGTTAATCACCAAGGTTGCTAATCAAGCAGTTGTTATCGGGTGGAGCCATGCAGAGAGCATGACCAGAAAGCGTTTGGAGAAGAAGATTACTCAGATGGAACAAGAGATGAATATTCTTCAAGACCAGATGAAGTCCCTTGAACTCGACTTGTTGGCTGCTGAAAGCAAATGAATACGATCATCAAGTTTGTCATTGCTGTAGCTTGTGCTGCATCTTTGATGTACTTTGATTCATTAGATTTCAAACCAAGGGAGAAGACCAATGTGGGAAACAGTATTTTGGGTACTAGTGATGGGAGTTTTCGGGTTCGCCTTGGGGGTTTGCGTCTGCACAGGGTTTGTGTTGTACCTACTAAACAAGGAAGTAGACGAGTAGTGAAGTGTCCAATGTGCGAGTGGACAAGAACACCTGACAACAGATATATGTGCAAGAAGATTCAACGAATCATTGTTGTAAGTCACATCAAGAAAAGGGTAAAGAATGACTGATGAAGATGAAGGATTCAATGAGATGGAGAAGCGTAGCTTATGGCGTAAACGTGCTGTACAAGCAGCCATATCAACCAACCCATATAGAGATCAAGTCATTGAGGAAGTGGCGCTAGAGGTTGAGAAGCTAACTGGCTTTGGCAAAGACACTATTGACAGTTTGACTGTTTACATCAGGGATATGAAGACATGAAAGAAACACCAGCGCCAAGAGTTAGAAAAGAGATGACCAAGAATGGGCGAGGTGTATCCGCTAAGTTGACCGAGAGCGAATACAAAGAGTGGGTCATTTTGGGCAAAGGCAAGTGGCTGAGATCATTCCTAAAAGACAGTAGATTTGCAAGGGGACAAGCATGAATAAGCCAAAGAATGTGTTTGATTGGAATGATGGCACTCCATCAATTTGGACAAGAGACAAGGAACTCAGGATGATTGCTCAAGGCAGGGCATGGGGTCATGCTGCACAAGCTAAAATTGGTCTTGAATCTAAGCAGCAAGTTACTGTCTATTCACGGGCGAAATCAAGCAAATGACACCTGACGCAATGATGACTCCTAAAGAGATGGAGTCCTACAAACCAGACATTGAATTAGTAATCCTTGCTAGGCAAGCTGGATTCCTCATGCCTGACTTTGCTATAGACAAAGCAAACGATGCTTGGGCTTGTCGTAAAGTACCAGCAATGTGGCTTGCCCTCGCAAAGTTTAAATACATCTGCCAACAAGAAGAAAAGGCAAAGTTTGCTGATGCTTACGCTGAGTTCAACAAGAAATGATTCGTAAGATAAGAACCTTTTACGGCAGGGCAAAAGGTGGTAACAGGAACACCACCACCACTGTAGATATGGGGGTAGCTTGGTTATGCGAGAAGTGCGGTGAGGTTATTCTTTTTGAACACCTCACCCCTAAACACTTCTGTAGGCGGCAGATTAAGCCTGTAGTCCTTGAAGATACTGGGTCTTCCCCGCAACCTTAACGGCAGTCATTTCCTGTTTCTTGAGGTTGTTAGGGTCATACGACACATGAACCCAACCCGAATCAGGGATACCCTGTGTGTAAAACTCAAGGATAAGCTGTGTATAGTCCAAGTTATCCATAATCCACTGAGCCAAATCAGCATTGGCAACGCCAACAATCTCTATATCTGCCGCCATGCCCTTGCAGTGGTCAGAGGTCTTAGACCCGCCAACAGCCGCATTGGACTCAGGGCTACGATAACCTGAGTTCACAGTGACAGACGTACCAAAATGCTCACGCACAGGCTGAAGCACCTTTTCGCAAAGAGTCTTTAGGTTCTCCAATGCCTCATCATCAGGTGTATTGTCGATACCAAGACGGGTAGCTGTGTCAGATTTTGTTAGTTCTTTGAGGGTAAAGTTGGCAGATAAGTTCATTTTGTTCCTTTCAGGGTTTGATAAACAGTGTTATACGCATCTATGCAAGCATTCAATTGTCTGATGGCTTTGTCTCCATCGTCTGTGATGGCGATAAGATTTTTAGCAGTCTCTCTGTCAAGTTCGGCTGTTGCTTGAACGCTATCTCTGGACTCAGTGGGGGCATCTGAGGCGGTGTGTACGGGGCAGACGGGGGTTTGGACAGGAATCCGCAACTTGAGAGTACCAGCACTGATAGCGGCATCACGCTTCGCAATCTGAATCTTTGCATTGTTTTCCACCTTCAATAATTGTGTTGTTTGCTTGTTTACAGCTTGAACTAAGGCTTGTTCTTTCTCCCTCGCAATGGCATTCAAAGAGGCTATTTCAGCCTGTTGACGAGCATTCTCATCCTCGCCACCCTTGTAATAACCACCGCCAGCAGCAGACAAAACCGCCATCAGGATGCCCAACAGCACCCAAGGATTAAAAAGGCTCATGGCTTTGGGGGTTCATCAGTATCAGTGGCTTCTGCCTTGGCTGTAGCAGTTGCTATTGCCTTGACTCCAGACCTACCAGCTACACCACCAAGTACACCTGTAATAAACACCATGATGGTGCTAATCTGCTGTGTATACACCTTGTCAATTGCCGCCATACTGCCGTTCATTGGTTGAGTAACAAACGAAACTGAGTACAAAAACATCCCCATAGAAGCCAACAGAATGCTCACCAAGACCACGATAACGAATGCCCATACTCTGACTTCAATCTCATCAGCAGTTAGGCGGCTGTTAGGTTTATATCCAATGGTTGCCATTATTTCTTCTCCTCTGGTTTAACTAACATATCTGGGCAAGTGCCAGATGCGGTACAAATTGGGGGCTTGCATTCAGCATTAGCCCAATTGTTTGGGTCTTGGCAAGGATAGCGGTAGCGGTCATCACAACCCACTAGCAACACCAACAAAACTGATAAACCCCAAATACAGTAAATGTTCATTCCTGCTTCTCCCTTTCAAGTTGTTTAATCAGCTTTTGCACTTTTTCCTGCTGTTGTTTAGCTTCATGCTTGGCTTGCAAAACATCTATGTATAGCATACCCAAAATAGGCAACAACACTATTACAAGCAAACAAGCAGCAATCCATCCCACTACGCTCTCCCAATCTTGCTTAAGACTCCTATCAGGAGCCATATATATAGGAGGCAGAGGATAGTCACCAGAAGATACGCTTGCTTTTCTGCTAGGAGGCGCTCTCTTTCCTTTCGTTGCCATTGTTCTGCATCCCGCATTTTCCTTGCTTTTGCTTGTTCTTCAGCAATGATGTCCCTCATGCTGAACACTTCAGAATACAAAGCACCCATCTCAGGTGGAGACTGATAGACCATGCACTCTCTGATCTGAACTACCAACCTATCCATCTCCTGCTGTGCAAGAACCCTGTTTAGGGCTTCTTCCATCAGGTTCACATCTTCATCAAAGACTACAGTTCTAGACTTCTCTTCAGCTTCCCTTATGTGTTCCTCAAGCATTGACTGCAACTTGAAGAACTCACTTAAATTCTTTACTATCTCTGTTTTGACTTGAGTTTCATCAACTGCAACGTAATCAGATTTTTTACTCTTGCCAACAGGCTTTGCAGCTTGAGCCTTTGGCTTGCTACCAAAGAACCCAAGTAGTTGATTCCAGAATCCATGAAGTTCTTTACCAATGGCAACAACTTCTTCACCAGTTCGCTTAATCTCAACGAAAGACTCTTTAGCTTGCTTATAGAGTTCACAGCCAGCTTGGATGTTTTTAACCAAGCCAGCCGCAAGAAGACAAATAGAGATTGGGTCAATTTTGTGTCCTTATTCTTCTGAGTCTCTTGACAATCCACGAATGGTATTGGGATTCAAAAGTAACTCTGTAACCCTGTTTACTTCTGCTTCTGGCAATGCTTTCAAAAGGTTTTGAGCACCTTCTGGGCTTTTCATTGCATCAGTCAAAATCCTCATTGTTTTCACACCAATTGCTTTTTCGTACTCAGTCAATGCTTTGTTACCAGCCGCCGCAAAGACGTTAATAAATGATGGTAAACGCATGATAGAAGTATTTTGCTTAATTAACTCAGCAACTGCTTTTTGACCTTCGCCAATTTGTTTTTGAACAGACAGTTGAGTCATGCGTTTGTTGGCTTGCTGTCTTAAAACAGCTAATGTACTTTCAGACAATTCTTGAGCAATGTCATATTTCCCAACACCAAGAATTTTTTCAACTTCTTCTATAGAGTCATTTTGCACAAGTCGCACAAACCCATTTTTATCTTCTTTCCATAAACGCAAGGCTTCTCCAGTTAGCTTACGCTCTGCAATTTTTTGCATACCCTCTTGATAGTTAGACAGGTATTTTTTCCATCCTGCGCCACCAGTAGCTTCAATAGCATCATCTATTAGAGGTCTGATTGAACCCAAAACATTTGAAGCAAGTTTCTTTTGTGTTGTTGCATCAGCGTTTGGATAAAGTCTTTGAATAACACCATTAACTGAGTTCTTGCGAATTGCTTCCAAAGCATTTACATCAATAACACCATTTTTATCAGTCCATTTTGCAATATCATCAGCAACCGCATCTACTGAATTTAACAAATCTTTGTTTCCAGCAAACTTTGGATTTTTTGTAATCCCTTGAATTGATGCAATAAGAGTATCAGTTTTCAATGGCTGTATACCAAACGACTTTAAAGAGTCTGCGGCGGCTTGTGAAAATCTTGCGCCTTGCCCTAAATCAAGCGAAGCATTAGCAGCATCAGTTGCCCAACGATCTGCCATAACCCCAAGTTCGCCTTTGTATGTATATCTGGTAAATCCAACAGGGATACCTTTTTTAATTAATTCAAGTCTACCAGCGGCTTCTGCTAACTCACCAGCATTTATTAAACGTCTAACATCAGCTACTTTTGCGGCAGCATCTTCACTCAACTTTCCTGCCGTAGCTTCGTATTCAGCAACAGATTTGCCAAGATTTGCTCGACTCAATGCGGCTTCACGTTGTGGTGTAGTTGTAACATTTAGTGCTTTTTTGGCATTGTCCAAAACTGTACGAACCTCTGCGGCATTTCCACCACCAGCTAATTTTGACAATGCTTTAAGTGATTCATCATCACCAAATAATTGAATTTTTCTTAGAAATTGAGGGTCACGTTCTAATGCTTCATTAACTAATGCTTGCCATGTTGGGTTTTCAAGAGATGCGGTAACTTCAGCAATAGATGCGTCTGGAGATGCATTTCTTAATTTATTTAAGACTTCAGGCAAATCTGCTCCCAATGCTTGAGATGCAATCTTTGCTGCTTTTACTTGTTCAGTTGATGCTTGCGGCTTAACAAGACCTTGAACCTCATCTACGGCAGACAAGTTAAACGGCAATCTCTTTGCTAAATCTGATTCTGTAATCATTTTCGCAACTGGACTAAGCAAACCTCTGCCAGCTTCAGTTACTCTTTGGACTATTGGCGCAAGATATGGAGCAACTGCTCTACCACCAGCTTCATAGGTAGCGCCCTCAAGCACATTTCCAAGTGGCTGAGTTAAAAGAGCCGCACCTTGTCTTGGTGGTTTTAAACCAAGTGCAACATCAATGTTTTCTAATCCTTCTTTTGCAAGACCATAACCAAGACCAGAACCACCAACAATTCCAGCAGGACCAAGAGAAGTTCCTAACAATCCTCCACCAACAGCACCACCCATTTCAATGGTGGGAGCAAGAACAGGTCTAACTATATTTTGGTAAACCTTTTGTCCTGTAGACAAGTTAGGTGTTTGCACAAACGCAGGGGCAGGAGCATAACCACCAGTTGGAATTTGATCTACAACAGTACCAGTTGGAGTTGGTTGAAAGTCAGTTCCAGAAAAAGCGGAACTAATAGATTCTGCAATTTCATCAATCTCAGCCTCAGTTAGAGGTTTTTCACTTTGAACTGTTTTACCTTCAATTAGATATTTTGGCATTATTCTTCCTTAATCTGGCAAAACTTGAAATTTTGTGCCTTTACTTGTTTGCCCGCTAGATGGATTACTAACTGGTGAAGCACCAACACCTTCAGATGCTAATTCTTTTGTAACAAACTGATTTTTACGTTCTTTCATTAAACGCAAAACTGTCTTACCAGCTTCTTTTCTTATCTTTGTTGGTAAAGTTGGATTAGCTAATTGACCAGCCGCTTCTTTGTACGATTTAGTATCTTTATCTGACTGTGGTCCTTCAAATCTGGGAACCATTTTTAAGGCTAAGTCTGCAACAGGCTCTAGCTGTCCTATTGCTATTGCGCCTTTAGTCGCTTGACCAAAGAATCCTGCGCCAAGATCAACAAGACGACCCGCACCACTACCAGTAGATTGGTCAATAAGACCACCTTCTTTTGTTATGTCGGTTAATTCAGTTATTGCAAAATCAAGGTCTTTGCCCATTTGTGTTTTTAGCAATGTAGCTTTTTCTTGTGCAGCAGATGGCTTACCAAGACCAATAACACCAGCGGCATTTTTACCACCACCTTGATATATTCTTGCATCAACAGTAATAGTTTCGCTTGGATTTTCTGGATTTTGTATTGTTGTAAGAGTTGGAGCAGGAGGTTGTTTGAAAGAACCAACAATCTTTGCAAGAGCCTCTTTTGAGTCTCTATCTGCTTGTTTCATGCGCTCATCAAACTTTCTTTGAGCCTCATCTCTTTCTTTTTGTGTAGTTGCTCTGTCTAAGTCACGATCTTTTTGTGCTTGTATTCTGTCTTTTTCTACATCTAAACGTG